ACCCCTCCAATCTTTCAGTTGATTGCAAATTGAATCTTTCATCTCATTAAGTCTTAAACGCACTAACTGTTTAATCTCTGATTTCTTGCAATGGCCACTGGTGATTTTACAATTTCAAGCTTTTCTACTGTGGTCACTCTTTTGAACCACTTGCTTACTGTTTCTACAGCTAATTTCAAAGCTGCAGCTAAGCAAAATGCAAAGTACTTTGCATACGATGGATTTAATGCCATCGAAATTTTAACTGCTTTTTTGATAATCTTCAAGTCAAATACTGATGATGCAGATGCCCTTCAAGATCTATGTGATATTGTCAACATAGGTCTTACAAGAGGGAACATTAGAGAAGATCAATTGCAGAAGACTTCCAAGAAGGGGAAAGAGAGAATCGAAGAGTTGGCAAAAAAATATAACATCAAAATGAAAAAAACAAAAAAAGACAAAATTGCTCTTACCAACTCTACAATGACTTTTACAAGATCAATCTCTGTTTTCCCTTATGTTGCATCACAACTATTATCTCAGTCATCTTGCATTCTAGAACCTACTGGATGCAAGTTTGGTTCTGATGATTTGCCTGCAGCATTCAAACATTCAGGATTTGCTAGTCTAATTCCTATTGGAAATGACTACTGCAGTGTTTTATTCCAATGTTATCTTGCTTACATGATAAGTTTTGGAAGGAAAATTAATCCTGAAAACAAAGAGGAAGACAAAGTCTGGTATGCAAAACAAAGGCAGTATTCATATGCTGCATGGTCCAATTTAGGCTTGTGTACTTCAGACTATAGGAGATCTGCTTTTAGAAACTTAGGCCTTGATTCTCATACGAATTATGGTGCCATATATCTAAAAGTAGCAAATAATTTAAGGAAATCTCTTGGTGATCCTGAAGTCACTATTGCATACTTGGAAACTTTTGTTAAAAGTGGGCAAATAGAAGCTAAAGGATCAATTTCTTAATTTATTAAATTCTCCCATCTATTAATTTTCATTTTTGTTTTTATTATTATTTTTACTTATTTCATATATTATATATTATATTATATAAAATAATTTAAGATAAAAATAAAAAAAATCAAAAAATCAAAAAATCTTAATGAGCATTTCCCTGCTTTTGAACTCATTAAGAAAAAAAGAGAGAAAGAGAGTGGTTCATTTGAATCAATGAAAAAAACTGTTAATTCAGGCACAAAGATTCAAAAGTATGGTAAACCTTTTGATGCAAGGAGAAAACAGATAGCATTGTCTTCACTTAATGTTATACATGTTTTCTTCATTGCCATCAAAAGGTGGAGGGGGT